AAAGTTGCTACCAGATTATTCTTTGACGAACGTGGATTGGACCGCTATTACGGACTCTTGGAGCTTGGTGAGAAGTATGGAGTATTCAGTAGGGTGGGGAACCGTATCAAAATTGGTGACTCTAATGTTTATCCTAAGTCTATACTCAGTGATCCTGAAAAATACTTCACAGACGAAGTAATGGCAAAACTAGAAGAAGCAGCACAACAGGAGTATTCTTATGGCAACTGAAAGGATTGAGGAAACTATTTTACGCAACCTTCTCTTCACTGAGGAGTTCTATCGTAAGGTAGTTCCTTTCCTTAAGCCTGATTATTTTCAAGAATATCATGAGAAGGTTATCTTCGAAGAGATTCTTGATTTCTCTGTCAAATATGATAAGGTTCCTACTCAGGAAGTTATCATTATTAATTTACAGAATCGTACTGATCTAACTGAAGATACATTTAACCAATCACTTGAAGTTATACGTGGACTCACTGACGAATGGGTCGATTTTGACTGGATGGTGGACGCTACAGAAAAGTGGTGTCAAGACCGTGCTATATATCTTGCACTTATGCAGTCGATCAAGATTGCAGATGGTGGAGACAGCAAGCTAGACAAGGGTGCTATCCCTAGCATTCTTCAGGATGCTTTGGCTGTCTCTTTTGATGAACACATTGGACATGACTACATTGAACAGTCTAAAGAACGTTTTGAGTTCTACCACAAGACAGAGGAAAAGATACCCTTTGATCTTGAAAAGTTTAACTATATTACGAAAGGTGGTCTACCTAATAAGACTCTCAACATCGCTCTTGCTGGTACAGGTGTCGGGAAAAGTCTATTCATGTGCCACATGGCTAGTGCCTGTCTCACATCGGGGATCAACGTTCTCTACATTACATGTGAGATGGCAGAGGAGAAGATTGCTGAACGAATTGACGCAAATCTTTTAAACTGTAACATCAAAGATATACCAGAACTACCTGAAGTTCTGTATAATTCTAAGGTACAGGAGATTGCTAGAAAGACTCAGGGTAAACTTATCATTAAAGAATACCCTACTGCATCAGCACATGCTGGTCATTTCAAGGCACTCTTGTCTGATTTGAATCTTAAAAAAGATTTCAAACCACAAATTATATTCATTGATTACCTTAATATCTGTGCCAGTTCCAGATATAAAGGTGCTGTTGTTAACTCTTACACTTATGTTAAAGCGATTGCTGAGGAGCTTCGGGGTCTTGCTGTCGAGCATAACGTACCGATTGTTAGTGCTACTCAAACTACTCGTGCTGGTTATGGGTCTAGCGATCCTGACCTTACTGACACTTCAGAATCCTTTGGACTCCCTGCTACTGCTGATCTTATGTTCGCTCTCATATCTACTGAGGAATTGGAATCCCAAAACAGATTGTTAGTTAAGCAACTAAAGAATCGTTACAATGATCCTACCTCTAACAAGAAATTCTTGATAGGTATTGACAGATCTAAGATGAGGCTGTATGATGTTGCTGAGGATACATCAGTTCTAAATTCATCTGCTGAAGAAGAAGAGATGCCTCAGTTCTCTGAAACAAAAAATCGATTAAGTAAATTCGCTGAATGGAATGTTTAAATTATGACTATAGATTTTGATAAGTACACTGATTTCGTGGATGCTGTCACAAGCAATAGTTCTAAGGATTTTGTCAGTCTTGCTGACCGTCTGGGTGAACTTGACAGAGAGGGTGCAAATATTGAACGTCTTACCACTGCTGGCGTTGGGCTTGCTGCTGAGTCTGGCGAGTTTCTTGAGATTGTTAAGAAGATGGTGTTTCAAGGTAAACCTTGGAATGACGACAATCGAGAGCATCTTATTATTGAGTTGGGTGACGTTATGTGGTATGTGGCACAAGCTTGTATGGCATTAGACGTACCTTTTGATGATGTTATCAGAGGCAATGTTAAAAAACTAGAGAAACGTTATCCAGGTGGCAGTTTCTCTATTGAAAAGTCTGAAGTCAGAGCAAAGGGGGATCGTTAATTGTTACACATCCTGACACTCATTAGTATCGTTGCTATATCTTCAGCAATGATTATTCTGTACGTATATAATCCCCACAAATGACACTTACTAAAACTGTAGAAGAATCTCTACGAGATGCACAAGAAGATCTACGCAACGCATTAGCATTTGCTGCAAGAAGTGAAAAACCTTATGTTGCTAAACACATTGCTAACGTGCTTGCTAATATTGACAACATTATTGATTCAACAAAGATCATTGAGATGTTGGAAGATGATATAAAGAATCATGAGTGACGAATTTCACTTAGATATTGATAAAGCATTAGAGAATGCTAAGACGACTGACCTCAATGGATTCACGAAGGATGAAAAACCTACTGCATTGGAGTCAGTTCGTATATCACTTGAGAATTGTGAGCAGTTGTGCGGTTTAGATAAGAAGACAGTATCCATGTTACTTGATGGTGAGTTCACTCACTACGAAACATTAAATTCATCTGGAATATCCTCTAAAAAAATAGTAATAGAGTATGATATCAAGGAAAGAGATAAAGGATCATCTTAAGAAACTTAAAGAGATTAAGAGAGACCTTAAAAGAAACCCAATTGGAACACCATTACGCAAAAGGGACAAAAAACATAGACCTTCCTCTAAATAACTAGAGGAAGGTTTTCTATTATGGCTAACGTATCGTGGAGAAAATTGGGTCAGGTAAACAACAAGGGTGATATGTATCTCTTAGTTGTTTTTGATGCTATTAAAACACGTAGAGAATTACAGGTTGAGAGTCACGGTAAAGTTTTATTGACTGCACCTCAAAAAGTATATGATGACATGGAAGATGTGTTCAATGGTGATCTTCCATTTGATTCTGTTAAAGGAACTGATTCATTTAAGGAAAGATACAGTGGTGCTAAAGGAAAAGTTTTAGAAGTAAGAAAGATAGGTAAGACTAAGTTAGTAGATAAGATAGGTTTCACAAAAATCTTTAAGTCACCTGAGTTTGGAAGCAATACAGGATCGGGTGCTGGTGCAAAAGCAACAGAGATGTTTGAAAGTGCTGCATGTTGGATGACTGCTCTTGCATATAAGTCTGATGGTATCCCAGATGGATATGTTTTAAAAGAATCAGACTTTGAAAGTGTAAAAGCTCATGTAGATACAACTGCAACGTTGCATGAAGCGTTTATGTTTCTGAATAACAATTCAGATTGGATGACTTCTACTATTAAGACAGCAAATATACTATATTCAACCAACGAGTTTAAGAATAAGAAGTACCATTTTTATAGAGGTAAGAAGATTGTTGATGTAGTTGAGGATCATTTTAAAACTGTCAATAAGAATGAAGGTAGACCATTCTCTAACCTAAACAAGTGGACACCTGCTGATATGTACATGTGTGAGTGTAATTTTGATAATACATTGATCACAGATACAGTTAACTTTGCTGATTTGAATACTAAGATGCAGATTTTGATTGATCAGAAGAAATTGGTAGGTGTATCGTTGAAAGGTATTGGTTCTGGTAGTGCAAATATATCTAAGAAAAATTTCATAGGAGGACCAGCAAAACAACAGAGAAGATTTACTGGTATGAGAGCTAAGAGTCTCTTTGGTTCTATGGATGTATACTTCACAGCATCACCTGGTAATATAGAAGTACAGTTCCGTGCTACCGATACTGCTGGTAAGACATGGCAAGGTGAGGTCATGGGTGAATCTGCAAAGCATGGTAAGATTGGTGGTGGTGTATTGGATAATGTTTTAAAGAAAGTCTTAGGTAACAACAAAGGATTGTTTGCTAGGACAGGTTATACAAAGACATCTTCAATAGCATCTGCTGCTAACTCATTAGATAAGAAGATTTTTAAATTGGCTACAGATAACATTGATATCTTTGATGATGATGAAGAGATAACACTTGATAGAATCGGAGAAATGACACCAAAGTGGAAGTTCGCTAAGTATCTTGGTCTTGTCTTTGCTGATATCATGAGAACTGCTAATACTGATGATAAGCATGACATTGCTACAAAATTATATCTGTATGCCACGTCAGAATCAGATCAATCTGCACCATATATTAAAGTTTCCTAATGGCTAACGTAACACAACTAAAACACTTAGAACATCTGGAAGATGAGATGCTTAACTATGGAGTTGCTGGATGTAAAGCATCTGTTAGTTTCTTACAGGAACTACGAAAGATGCTTGGGTGTGATAATAGTACAGGTTTCATGCAAACTAAGTGGGATGGAGCACCTTCTATAGTTTGTGGTAAAGATCCTGCAAATGGACATTTCTTTGTTGGTACTAAAGGTGTCTTTGCAAAGACTGAACCTAAGATATGCTATGGTCCTGACCAAATTGATGAATGGTATGGTGATAAAGCAAACTTAGCTGCTGGTTTGAAACTTGCCCTAGAGTATTTCTCTCAGTTAGGTATTGATGGTGTGATACAAGGTGACTTTTTATTCACTGCTGCCACAAGAAAGACAGAAACTATACATGGTGAGAAGGTTTATACATTTACACCAAACACTATCACATATGCTATACCTGTAGACCATCCATTAGGTAAGCAAGTTGGTCAATCTAAGGTTGGTGTGGTATTTCATACTCATTATGCTGGTGAGAAGGATGGATGGGACATATCAAGTATGTCTGCTAGACCAGGTGCTAAGGTTAAGTCAAGTAAGGACGTTGTTTGTATAGAAAATGACACTCCAATGGACAGAGTTGGGTTGAATCATACCGAAGAGGTTAAGTTTGATAAGCATGTGTCAACCATTGAAAAATTGTGTGGAGACTGTGGGTATTTCCTTGATGAATTGGTGACAAATACAGGCACAACAGGTGACGAAAAGTGGCATGTTGCATCATATTTGAAACAGTTCTTCAACGCAGAGATAAAAGCAGCACGTTCTATTACTAATGTTGATGCTACTTTTTCTAGTCTCTATAATTTTTATTATGACAAGACTAAGGGTATGCTTGACAAGATAAAGACAGCTAAGACTAAGGTTCAGAAGGCAGATCTTGTATACAATAGTCAAAATTATCTAAGAGATAACGAATCTAAGTTTAAATCATTGCTTGGTCTCTATAAAGAGTTGCA